CGCCGTAGAAGCAAAGAAAGTTTCTCTGGTCACTTATGGTATGGGCATTATCCGCGAAGACCATATAGCGCAAGTGGGGGCAGTTATGACACAAGGGAGAACTATTCAACCCGCTCGCAATGTTGGTCAAGCGTTCCCTATGTGGCGTTATGGTGGCGTGAGACCAGAACTTATGATTTCTGGTTCTTCTTTGGCTAATTTCTTCAATCGGACAAGTGCGCAAGAAGAATCAAACACTCTATCAACGGTTGATTTGAGAGGATTGGCGAAAGTAGCACGACAAATGCAACCTAATTTAGATGCGTTTGGAACAGCAGATATTCCAGTGATTGGCTCTATTCCTGATTGGGTTCGCTTTGAATTATGGGAGGGTGTAGAATCCGGCCCAGTTCGCGACCAATGGCCTCCCATCAAACATGCTGACAATGGGAATGTGTTGACACTATGAAAGAAATCGATAGACAACAAAATGAAAAAATCGCATGGTGTGAAAAATTACTTTACGCTTTGGTTATTCTTCAGTTTCCGCAACTTGCTTCAATACTCTGAAGGTTTCATCATTGATGATGTCTCGATTTCTCAGCATGACCAGAAGACGCATTGAAGATATTGAACCAAAATCAAAATCATGGTCAAGTTTTGCTCTTATTGCCCCTTGCACCCACTTTGAACGGGATTGTTGATAACCAAGTTCTGAATCAAGCCTCTGAATCAAACGATAGGGCATTGAAAGACTCATTGGAATATTTTTTTCTTTAACTCTTCGTCTTCCCATTATTACCACTCCTTACATTCGTCGCATATCCAAACTTCAGGATAGCGATGACCATGATTCTCCCATGCGACATAAGGATAAACATACCCTTCATAACCACACATAACGCATTTGACTTCTTTCATTGGTCATCACCTTCAAATAATTCTGCGTATCTTTTTTTGAATCGTTCTTTCATTTTGCCTAAATTGTACGCGACAACCTGTTGAGATAAACCGAGAATTTTCCCGATTTCTAATTGAGAAAAACCATTGCCTCTTAATCGTATAATCCATTTCTCATGGTCTCTGGTGCATTTCATTTTATCGCCTCTGGTATTTTTACTGGGCTTGATTTATACCCGCATGTATTACACACCTTCTGAACATACTTTTCCCAAGTAATTCCATCAGAAGAATATGTTGGATAAATAGTGCGCATTTTGAGTCTGCCACAATTAAAACACTTCATTCTTCTTCCTCCAAAGATTTACAAATGCAATCTTCATAATAAATTGCTTGACAACAAATACAATTTACAATCATTCTTCTTCACTCTCTCTGGTTGTTTTCAAATCAGCATAAATTCGGTCAATACCGTCTAATGATGCTTGACTTAATTTATTCATTCTTCTTAAATCGCTTAACATAATTAAGTCGGTTATTTTTCCATCGATTTTTAACCAGAACATAAGTTCTCCATCGGATTCAATTATACATCGGGCTTTGGGTTGGGTTTTTGTCGCCATGATTAATCCTATACTGGCCCAGTATATAATATATTTCGTTATTAATTCTATTTAGAGTTAATTTTTATGCAGATTCATAGGACTCCGCCCTATTTCACCCGCACATCAGCGCAGATGTTCAAGATTAGTGTTGACACTTATATTTATTTACTTCTCCTTTCATGATAGGGTTATGGCGAGAAGTAAAAGCGACCTAATTTTAAGAGATAGACTTCAATTCACATTGGATGCAAACGGCGATTTAGATACAGTATACGGTAGAGTCGATTTATCAGACTATGTATCAGTGGTTAATAATCAGGGATTGGCAATAAAAGAGACCAGAGTTCAGTTAAGAAATCCTGCAACTAAAACGGGTATCGTTAATATGAACATGCTCGGTGGTTTAGGTGGTGCTGGAAATAACCAAGCAACCATTCAAATGTTTGGTTCAACCACTGCATATGAGAACGGTGCAGATGTAGGAATTGGTTCACCAAATGTCTTTTTCAATGCATTCTGCGAATCTTCGGTTTCAGAAGATGGGGGTGGTCAAATAACCTCTCAGCAAAATAGATGGATTCAATATGGAACTCCCGACTTACATCCAGAAGGTTATACTGTTGTGAGTGATGTTCTTATTGGAATTACCACTCAAAATGTTAAACAATATGCCAGTACTACATTAGAACTTGATGTTATGCTTATTGCTGAACCTGTTAAGGTCACAAAAGACGAACTTAAGGAAATGCTCGCCCAAGCAACCGACCTTTGAAGGGGTTGGTTGAATGGCTAAAAGAAGTAAAACTGAAAGTGCAGAATCTAAAGTAAAAAGCGCAGTTGCGTTGGGGTCTTTAGGTGGTGCTATTGGTGGTCCTATTGGTGCGGGTGTTGGTGCAGTGACTGGTTTGATAATTGGTGATAATAATACAGTGTTTCCCGTTGATATGGTGGCCGTTCCAGCATTTGAATGGAAGGGCAATTTGGGAGACTATTCGTTTAAGGTCTATATTCGAGCGGGTGAAACTTTAGTTCCAACTGGGGGTAATGTTGAAGATATGACTGAAAATATGGATATAGAATCTGCCAGTCAAACACCAGAGACTAAAACAAAACGCAAACGGTCAAAATGGAATATTTACACCAGTAAAAAGAAAAATCAAATTCGTTTTAAGTCTGGTAAAAAGAAGGGTTTATTGAATCTTAAAGCGATGGGTAAAGAATATCGAAGGGGGAAAAAATAAATGCCAATTCATGAAATAAGGGAATCTTTAGAACAAGCAAGAATTGAACTCGATGGGAACGGTTTCGGAATCCTTCAGAAGGTAATTAATTTGAAACCTAATATGTCGCATAAAATGCTTCAATGTGATGCTTTCTTAGATAATCCACTTCCGACCTTCGGAGGTGCTAAAATTACGACTGAGTTAATGGTGACACCTACTCCAGTTATTTACACAGACATGATAATTGATGGTTTTTCTTCCAGAGCCCCATCTGCTTCAAATGATAATACTTTATTTAAACAGACCAGAATATATGTACGCGGTGCGACACAACCACCCGTTGAAGAGTTCCCTAATCGTTTCATCAGTGCAAGACCTACCTTTACATGGTATATGCCAAAACTCTATATTACGCTATTTATTCATGGTGACCCTAACGATATTATCAATGATTATGCAAATTCTGTTTACTGCGCCGTAGAAGCAAAGAAAGTTTCTCTGGTCACTTATGGTATGGGCATTATCCGCGAAGACCATATAGCGCAAGTGGGGGCAGTTATGACACAAGGGAGAACTATTCAACCCGCTCGCAATGT